CTAACGTTGTTGTAAGTGGAGTTGCTAGATACAATCAAGAATCCATCGCCAATATCTGCTTTTCCACTATCTACCCATGAAGTTGTGCCTCCATCCCAAATCCAAATCGTGTCTGTGTTACCAAGTGTGGCATACCATCCATCTTCACCCACAGGGTAAGCTGCATTAAGAGCTGCCTCGTTAGCAAAATAACCCTTATCATTAGATGATCCGTCTACTTTACTTAATATGCTATCTAATATTGACATGTTGTTTTATTTTATTTAATGAAAATTTGTAAAGAATTATTTTTCCAAGATAATCTTTTCTATATCATGATCTTCCACCTCTTTAAGAGTTTCTAATTTCAATAGTATATCTTTGCTTTTTCTTGCTTGAATTACTTCCCTAGTTTCATCTTCACATGAATTTCTAGTCAATAATTTAAATTCTGGTCTTGTTATCTCTATAATCTCATTACCATCTGTTACCCATGGTGTAGCAAGATACTTGTTGCCATTTCCAAGCCAAGATATTCGATTACTAAGGTTTATAGATAAACTATGAGTTTTACCATCTTTTTTAAACAAAACTGGTTTATTAAGAAGTTGATCACGGCGTTTATCAATTTCAGCTTTTTTAATCTCCTTAGCATTTTCTAATAACTCAGCATCACTTAGAGTCGTTACAACTTTTTGTTTAATCTTCTCCAAGATCCATTTATTGTTATAGAACTTTGCGACTGAATCTTCTTGGAAAACAGGTTTTTCTTCTGTAGAGTTGATAGGTAAATGAAATACATCTTTTTCAAGTGGCGATCTATAAGCCTTGGCAATTCCACAGAAAATACCGTCTTTATCAAATGAATATACTATTTTATAATTAGCTGTCATAATTTTATTTTTTAATATTTAATGCAATGTAACAAAGCGATGTTGTGTGGTCTGGTTTCCGCAGCAGTTCTTACGCCAGAAGCATTAGAGGCGTCAAAATCAGTTCTGAAAGGTTGAGATCCTACACTTCCTGAACCCGCAAGCTGACTACTGACAGGCGTTTGACTAAAGGCTCCTGTGCCTCCCGTGGTCATGTCACGAGAAATACCAACTGTGCTTGTTATGTTTTGAAAAGCATCACCCTGAGTACTACCAAAAGTCCTTCCTGCATCAATTCCTCTACCATTATCCCAACCCCTAATAAACTCACCTCGCAAATCAGGGATATTAAAAGTTGTTGTGCCATCACCAGCTCCAAAAACGTCTCTAATAGCAGAAAATAGAGCTGAGTAAACCGTTCTGCTGATAGTTGCACCATTGGCATGTAAAAATCCTGATGGCACATACGGTCCGGAGGGCGCGCTACCTGCAAATGTTATAATTGTACCAATTGGCACTAAGTTACTTGGATTTATATATGGGATTATAAATACACCTAGAACTGAATCATATCTTAATATAGTGTCTTGAGTTGTTGAAATTTGACCAGCCGTGAGATTACTAGTTCCATCCGATTGCGTTATATCAATATCTCCCAAGGTAGCAACATTAACAACACTAGCTCCGGTATTAGCATTGGCAGTTCTGAATCTTACTGTCATACCATCTACATAGGATGCGGGAGCTTCTAAAGAATCAATTGATGTTAAAGTATAATCATTTGCTGACCCACTATCTGTATAAAATGTACTAGATGCTGCATATTCTGCAAAACTTTTGCTAATTTGATTGAGATCTGCATCAGAAGGGGTCTGACTAGTGCTAGAAACTGCATTATTCAAGGAAGCTATTTGATTCCAATCTGCTGGTTGCAGTTGGTTTCCATCTACTTTTCCTACTGGGAAATTTGCCATATTTATTATTTATTAAAGTTATACATACCTAAAAATAACCACTGTATTAGCTGGTTTTAATTTATTAAAAAAACACTTCAAAAGCTCAGGAGCTGACGAAGTTAGAGTTATTGGAAATGTCAAAGGAAATCCACTAGGCTCTAAACTAGAATCTAAATTGACAACTATTGTAAAAGGTGCAGTTGCAGCACTTAATAAAATAATTGGAAATGTTAAAGGAAATGAACCTACGTCAATTCCATTAGTAACTGTTACCGTAAATCCCAAAACTGCCGCAACCGTTTCAAATTGTTTTGCTGTGGTTGCATTAATTCCTGATAATTTCAACAAAATATTTATTCTTCTCTCTTCTAAATTTCCAGAATTTCCTAAGCAAGAATCAGGTATTCCTACTAATTTTTCCCATTCTACAATTAATGAGGTTGTTTTCGTCGGGTCATAATTCTCACTCACTTCGTTTACAGTATCTCTAAAATCTAACCATTGCGCCGATAGGCCAAGTAATATTTTTCTTAAAACTGACCCATCAACATTTTTATCTTGCCATAGTCTATTGTTTGGCAAATATCTCGCTAAGACTGTAGCCTGCTCTTCTTGTGATCTGGATTCTATAAAGTTCATATTATGGATATGTTATAGTTCCCAAGATTGCCAATTCCCCAACTCCTACTGTTATATTTCCAAACGGTTCAGACAAAGTGAATGTTGGTGAATTTCCACTAGAATCAATTACCGAAAAAAGTAAAGCATTATATTCATTAGCTGTAATATTAGTTGAAATATTTACAGAATCGCTTTTAAAGTAATCGGCTAAAGTATTTGTAATCGCCGTTTGCATATCAACTGTATTTGGTAACAAGGCCGTAAAAGTAAACGGAGTTACTACCGCAGTCGGTGAAGTCACTACAACTCCACTATCCGCAGTATTTGCCGGAGTGATGCCAGTTGCTGAATCAATTATTGCACTTTTAACAGCTAAAACTTGCGTAGAGTTCGGTATAATGTTTAAATCGTTATCTCTTGTAAAGTATATTGTAACTGATCCAGCGGCAGGGGTTGCACTTTCTACCCATATTCTAGTCACTCCAGGAACTTTTTGTCTAATAAATACCGGGATTCCCGAAACTGAAAAAGGAGCTGTAAAATTGGAAGTTCTTTCTTGTAATCTAATTCTTAAGGCCTCGTTAAGCTCTATATTAAGTCCACCTATTAATCCAGCATATCCAACAAAACAAGCGTCATCTATATTAAGTAAAGAGCTGACAGTTGATAATTGAGATCCTGCAATAGCGTTTCCTGTATCAAGGAATTTACTGGCTATGACTGGGATGTTGACAGTAGTTGCTGTTGATAATATCGCTCCCGTAGCGGGTGTTGTGGGAGTTCCTGCGACTCGGTAAGTAAATGTTTTTTCGCCAGTTACTGTAATTACGGCAGTTATATTGTAATCTGTTTCAACTGCGCCGCTAATATCTTGACTGATTCCAGTTGCGTAATTGTGAGCGTTAGGGGTAGTTACCGTTACCGTTGTTCCTGATCTGGTAATTGAGATAACTGAAATTATACTTGATGAAATAGATTTGGTTGTTGTTGTCGCATACTGCGTGCCATCAGCTTTTTGAATCAAAGTGCCACTAGGAATAGATGTTGCAGCTATGCCAGTAAAAACTACATTACCAGTGGCTTGAACTCCTGGGTTTCTAGTAACGCCAAACCAAGCAGCCCATAAGTCAAGGTAAATACCCGTCGCACTCCAAGGAAACAACTGTATTATCAACTGTCTTAAAACATCATTATTTTCATCAAAGCCTGCGGACATAGAATCACCAATAGCACCAATTGCGCTATTTCTAATATCTGTGACAAATTTAGTGGTATCAGTTTGACCAGCATTTATAGACAAGATCATTTCATTAGCTATCCGTGATTGTAACTGCTGTAAGGTTTGTATATCTATTGCCATTCTAGTTAGTTAAGTTTACAAATAAATTATAATACTTACTGTCTTTTTCAAAACCATTTATAATATTTACTTCAATATTTACCCCGCCATTTACTTTAGTGACCACTGAGTTTACTTTTGTTATAATTTTATCTTCTACCATCCATTTTAAACCATTTCCGACGCTATCGTTAATCTGAGCTAAGACTTTATCCGTCAAAGGGGCTTGTGAAGTATAAAGCCAGAATAAACACCCTTCTTCATATCCGGAAACTTCGCTAAATTCATTAGAAAAGTGACCCCTTCTTAATGTCGGCTCTGAAACTTGTGAGATACTAGCTCTTTTTTCGCCAAACAATGAAATATAAATAGCGGTATCTAGGCTGTCTGTTTTCTTTAAATCACCGTTTTCAGTGTCTAAATGCCATTTTCCTAAAGAATCCTGATTAAATTTTAAATCAATAGCCATTTATATGTTATTATCTTAATTATAAGTAAAAGATTAGCGTTTATGAGGTTTTTAGTCAATTGTCAAAAAGTAATAGAT